AACCTACAACGGTAACCATTGGGGGCGAAGCGTATAAAGTCGCTCCGCCCTCTATTTTTACCCTCGTAAGGGCTTCAAAGTATATCAGCAAAATACCCACCGACACTATTAGTGAGGGGAATATATTCGGATCAATCATACACAATGCTGAAGAGTATGAGAATATAGCTTGGGCTATATCAGCAATCGTATTAGGTGATAATTTTACCGAAGTAGAAACTTATCCTAAATGGCAATTTTGGCGTAAAAACAAAAACATAACTAAAGGCGAAATACTCGCCAAAAAGCTAATGAAAGCCCCTATTAATGAAGTATCAGACGCTTTTTTTAAAGTGTTAGGACAAATGGATATACGCGCTTTTTTCGTCATTACCACTTCCCTCAAAGGAATGATGATAACCAAGCCGACGAAGGAAGTGGAGACCGAAACGACAGCATCTGGGGACTTGTAGGCTCATTCGCTAAACAGTACGGACTCACATTCGACTACGTGCTCAAAGAAATAAGCTATGCCAATGTAATGCTTTATAGTGCCGTTATCCCCTCTTATGATTTCGATAAGGATAAAGATACTAAAAAAGCACCTCAGAAATCAGAAAAACGCACCAGCTATGGTGATTTCCTATCAAAAATAAAATCCGCAAATATTTAACTATGCAACCACAAGACGGGGCTCTATTGTTCCAAGTAAGAGCCGACCAATCACAGATACAAAAAGATGTAGAGGCTATCAAAAAACAATTCGAGCAAATGACACGCAAAGCCGTTGAAGAGGGCAAAAAACAAGCCGATGTATGGCAAACCCTCCTCAAGGGCGCAACCGCCTACTTTACATTACAAGGGGCGCAATCATTCATTAGCCAAATGGTAGCCGTACGATCACAATTTCAACAACTCGAAATATCTTTTGGCACTATGCTCAAAAGCAAGGAAAAGGCTAACGAATTAATGGCGCAACTCACCGACCTTGCTGCTAAAACCCCTTTCGGATTGGAAGAAGTATCTGATGGAGCAAAAAAGCTATTAGCCTTTCAAATACCTGCACAAGAGGTAACCGAAACACTTCGTCGTATGGGCGATGTAGCTTCAGGATTAGGTGTACCTATGGGGCAACTCATTCACGTATATGGGCAAGTCAAAGCGCAAGGCAAGTTAGTGACCAATGACCTATACCAGTTTATGAATGCAGGTATTCCTATCATAGCCGAATTGAGTAAGGTTGTAGGTAAGAGCGAAACCGAAATCAAAGATATGGTTAGCGCGGGCAAAATAGGATTTACCGAAATACAATCCGTTATCAAGAATATGACTAATGAGGGAGGTCTATTCTATAACCTAATGGCAGAGCAAAGCAAATCATTAGGCGGGCAAATATCTAACCTCAAAGATAATTTTGACCAAATGCTTAATGAGATAGGCAAAGCGAGTGAGGGTATTGTTTCGGGAGCAATAAAAGGCGTATCTTTCTTGGTAGAAAATTATGAAACTATTGGCAAACTCATCGCGGGGCTTATCGTTTCTTACGGAACATATCGAGCAGCACTCATCGCTACAGCCGCTGTACAGCAAGTAGTAGCAGCGCGTACAGCAGGAATGACCGTTGCCG